AAAGATGAACAGCAATACTTCCCTTTTGATTCTGTCCTAAAAGATGTCAAGAAGTTCCTAGCTACAAGTCAAACAGAACAAGATTGGATAGCTCTGGGAAATGGATTAGATAGCCCTATTATTAAAGGCATAATGAAGCCAAAGGTTCACAAGCCACACCTTGTAAAAGAGGAAAAGTATCACAAGCCCGACCTTGTAAACCATGAACATAAAAACAAGCCCCAGCTTGTAAAGTATCACAAGGCACAGCTTGTAGATAACACTTCTAATTTAACTATTAATAATAATATTAATAATATTGAAAAAAAGAAAATATGTAATGCTTACATGAATATCGTCAAAGCGAACTATGGCACGAACTGGAGTTACGATTTCAGACAGATGGAATTAGCTGGAGACTTATTGAATTGTGGATATACATTAGAAACATTTGAAAAGGATGCAACATCTGTAGTAGAATGGAATAGGAATAACAACAAGACACCACCTCAAAGTCTAGGCTGGTTCATTGCTAGGAAGAAGAACAAGAATAAACCAATGGATGTCCAGGATATAATTAAAAAAACAGCAAGGAGTTTACAGAATGTATAAACTGTGTAGGTTCCTTTACAGTTTGACCAGCACAAAAAGCGACCCTTTGGGGGGGGTGGGGTGTCGTATACGATGGGGGATAACACAAAAATATTTTTCACTTTTACATCAAAGGAGTTTTTATGATTTATGATGTTATGCAAGCAAAGCCTGGTAAGGAAGGAAAGACTTACTGGCGTAATTTAGGAGTAGCGTTTGAAAAGAACGGAAGGATAAGTTCTATCAAGTTAGAATGTCTACCCTTGCCAAATACAGAAGGCGAAGTTTTTTTACAAATATTTGAACAGAAACCGAAAGGCAATGGTTCAGATGAGATTAAATTAAGCGACAATCCATTTGATGAGTAGGGTTACACCGAAAGTTGGAAGGTTTGGCGGTATAGGTCAAATTCAGAAGCGTTTAAAAGGCTCTAGGTTAATTTATGATAATCGGGATGCTTTGGCGATGGCAATGCTGGAAATGGCTTCAACGAAGATAACGGATATTGTTAATTGGGAGAACAATCATGTTAGCATTAAGGAGATTAAGGATATACCAGAGAAAGCTCTTAACGCTGTTAAGAAGATCAAGGTTACGCCGACTAGACAAGGCGATCAGATAGAAGTTGAGCTTTATGACAAGGTTCGTTTAATGCAATTACTAGCCAAGAGTGCTGGGTTATTAGATGAAGAAAAAGAGAGTGATAAGCCCGCAGTAGTTAACGTAGAAATGGTCATGCCAAATGAAAAAAAATAATTATGAAATTTTGTGGAATGTCTATCATACGATTTTAGTATTACTTCTTGCGGGTTTGTTGGTAATTGAAACATTAGAATTTATGGGAATACCCTCATGTTCAGCTATATGTTGTTATGATGAAAAATAGTAAGGAAATGAAAAAGATTTCTTTAGAGCATGAGGGTTACGAATTGTTATGGAAAAGAAAACACCTGGATTAAAACTAGACTTTAGCACCTCTCCTACGATAGCTGAATTTATGAAGTCAAAGGCTTTTGTTAGAGGGTTAATGGGTCCAGTAGGAAGCGGAAAAAGTTATGCTTGTTGTGCCGAATTATTTAGGCGAGCTATAGAGCAGAAACCCAGCCCTAGAGATGGGATAAAATATACGAGGTTTGCAATCGTTAGAAACAGTTATCCTATGCTTAAAACAACAACTTTAAAGACTTGGCTGGAACTTTTACCCGAACATACATGGGGTAATGTTCATCATTCTCCGCCGATTACTCATCATATAAAATTACCGCCTAGAGGTGGTGCGGCTGGCATAGATTGTGAAGTTATTTTTTTAGCATTAGATGCTCCTAAAGATGTTCGTAAATTGCTGTCATTAGAATTAACGGGTGCATGGGTAAACGAAGCAAGAGAGTTGCCCGTTGCAGTTGTGCAAGGCTTAACACATAGAGTTGGTAGATACCCGACTAAAGCTGATGGCGGTCCAACTTGGCGGGGTGTGATTATGGACACCAACCCTTGTGATTCCGACCATTGGTATTATCGCCTGGCAGAAAAAGAAAGACCGAAAGGAAAATTTTATTGGGAATTTTTTAGACAACCTGGCGGAGTTATAGAAGTTCCTCTGGAAGAAATACCCGATGAAATGCCCGAAGCAAAAGGTTATATGTTTCAATCGGGTTCATGGTGGGAAGAAAACAAGAAAGCCGAAAATATTAAAAACCTACCGCAAGGCTATTATTCACAGCTTATGGGCGGGAAAAACCTTGATTGGATTAGATGTTATGCCGAAGGTAAATATACCTTTGTGCAAGAAGGAAAACCCGTTTGGGCGGAATATAACGATAGCTTAATGGCAGTAGACCTTGAACCCGACCCTACTGTTCCCTTGCAAATTGGATTAGACTTTGGCTTGACCCCAGCCGCAGTTTTTGCTCAACGATTGAAAAATGGTAGATGGCAAGTTTTACATGAGCTGGTAACAGATGATATGGGTTTGGAAAGGTTTTGTAGTATCTTAAAGTCTGAAATTGAAATGCGGTTTCCTAAATTTGAAACAATGATATGGGGAGACCCCGCAGGTATGCAAAGAGATTTTATTTATGAAAGCACCGCCTTTTCCCATTTAAGAACTCATGGCTTGCTGGCTCAACCTACTGCGACAAATGATTTTAAAGTTAGACGGGAAGCTCTGGCAATTCCGATGGGAAGATTGATTGAAGGTAAACCAGGCTTTTTAATTGATAAAAAATGTGTTCGTTTAAGAAAATCGTTAGCTGGTGGTTATCATTTTAAACGAGTTTCTATGGGAGCTGGTCAAGAAAGATTTAGAGATGTGCCACATAAAGATATGCACTCCCATGTCGGGGATGCGGCGGGATATTGTCTCTTGGGTTCTGAACATAAGATCATGACAAAGCGACCTACCCCATTTAATAATTTTAAACCCAATAAAGCTAAAGTTTTGGATTTTGATGTTTTCGCTTCTTGAATTAAATCAAGTTATGAGAATGGATTATCCCAGACATAAAATTGTCAGATGGCATCCAGCTCATATTGAGTTAATTGATCTAAATAAATTTGACCAAGATAATTTTAATAAAAACCCGAAAAATTTAGAAAATTTTTATAGATATGCTGAAACGGGCATGGCTTATACCGCCATTGGCGATGGAACTATTTATGCAATGTTTGGTGTTTGGGAATTTTGGAAAGGTGTTGCTGAAGCATGGCTAATTCCATCAGATAGAATTGATAGAAAAACACTTTCTATGCACCGAGCTTCTTTAAGGTTTTTTGAGCTTTATGCAAACAAATACCAAATAAAAAGGCTACAGTTCACTACAAATTCACTAAATGTACGAGCTGTCAAATGGGCTGAACGATGTTATTTTAAGAGAGAAGCCGAAATGAAACATTATGGCTTAAACGGAGAAACTTATTATTTATATGCGAGGTTATTTTAATGGGCGGATTATTTGGCGGCGGTTCATCAACTCCACCACCTACACCAGAGGTAGATGAGCAAGAAAGACGAGTGGAAAGACAAGAAAATGAAGAAAGAAGAAAAATAGCGGCACGAAATAGAGCCAGAAGAACGGGTGGCACACAACAGCTTATGACACAAAGAGAAGGCGGTGCGGCATTAGGAAATGTACCTAATCAAACTTCTTTAGGTAGCGGAGCTGGTAGAAATCCGAGAAATGTCTAAAACATTTGTTCGCAATCCTAAATTTAGGGAGTTACCTCTTATGTGTCCAAGATGCAAGGTAGCTCTAATAAAAGAAGATAAGCGTTACAGCGAATGGAAATGTCCGATTTGCGATCAAGAAACAGAAGAAAAAGAAGGCGATTAAATGGCTGAATTATCAATTAAAGAAATAAAAAAGCGTTATAAAATCGCAGAAACACATAAAGAAAATTGGCGTGCAATTTATGAGGAAGCCTACGAATACTGCTTACCGATGAGAAATCTTTATGATGGTTACTACGAAGCCGATGTTCCAGGACAAGATAAAATGAAACGGGTTTTTGATAGTACCGCCATTCATTCCACCGCCAGATTTGCAAATCGTATTCAAAGCTCCCTATTCCCACCACAAAGAGATTGGTGCAGATTAACCTATGGTTCGGAAATACCACAAGAAAGACACATTGAAGTTCAGCAAATTTTAGAAAGCTACAATGAGAAAATGTTTGCTGTAATGAAACAATCTGGTTTTGATTTGGCTATGGGCGAATTTTTACTGGATTTAGCAGTTGGAACAGCAGTTATGTTGATTCAGCCTGGAGATGAAGTTTCCCCTATTCGTTATACTGCTGTGCCATCTTTTCACATTGCTTTTGAAGAAGGACCAGATGGAAGCGTAAATACTGTTTATAGAAAAATGAAACGACCCTTTAATGTTTTAGAAAAAGAGTTTCCAGATATTAAAATACCAAAAGAAGTATCAGATAAATTTACAGAAGATGTTACCAAAAAAATTGAATTACTAGAAGCTACTTATGAAAATGAAGGGTTTATTTATTATTGCATTTCAACAATGGAAGGAGATCACAAATTAGTTAGTAGAACGCTAAAAAGTTTTCCTTTTGTTGTCTCAAGATACATGAAAGCAAGTAATGAAATTCTGGGTAGAGGTCCTTGTCTTTATGCCTTACCAGATGTTAAGACCTTGAACAAGGTTACAGAGCTTACACTAAAAAATGCTTCTATATCCATCGGTGGTGTGTTTACTGCTGTAGATGATGGTGTATTGAATCCCCAAACAATATCCATTACTCCTGGAGCTGTGATAGGTGTAAGCTCAAATGGTGGTGCTAGAGGTCCTTCTCTGCAACCTCTTAATCGTTCTGGAGACCCTAACCTTTCGCAAATTTTAATGAATGATTTAAGGCAAAATATAAAACAAATGCTTTTAGATGATAGCTTGCCACCACAGAATATGTCAGCCCGAAGTGCCACAGAAATTATTGAATTGATGAAAAACTTACAGCAAAACTTGGGAGCCGCTTTTGGAAGGCTTATTAGTGAAACTATGATGCCGATTGTAAGGCGTACTTTAGAGCTTATGGATGAGCTAGGCATGATTGAATTGCCATTAAAAGTCAATGGGTTACAAGTATCTGTTATTCCCGTTTCTCCGCTTGCTATGGCTTCAAATATGGACAGAGTAAATGATGTTTTAGGGTTTTTACAAATTGCACAGCAGTTAGGACCAGTTGGTGGCAGTATGCTTCGTTTAGATGCTGTAGGCGATTATTTGGCAGATCAATTTGGAATACCAGCAGAATTAAGAACAACACCGCAAGAACGAGAGCAAATACTTCAACAAACTATGCAAATTGCTCAACAGCAAATGATGGCACAGCAAGAAGGTCAAGGCGAAGCTCCACCAGAGCAACAACCACAAGAAGGATAATTTATGGCTTCACAATTTGATAAAATAACATCAATTAATTCTCCTGGATGGGATGGCGTTAATTCAAATGTTGAACCTTTTAGAAAAAATATAAATGAACAAAATGATTTGGATATAGCATTTTCACAATGCTTTCAAACAAAGGCTGGTCAAATCGTATTAGATTATTTGAAGAAAAAAACAATAGATCAGCCAGCTTGGGTTCCAGGTGCGGAGCCTTCTTTTGGTTATGCAAGAGAAGGACAGAACAGCATCATTAGGGAAATTAATCAAAGAATGGAGAGGAATTATGGCAGAAGCACAAGCACAAGCACAACCCCAAGAAAGTGAAGGGTTTAAAGGATTAGAAGCAACTGTAGAGGTATCAGATGAGAATAATAAAAACGCTGAAAATGAGAATGTTAATGTTACAAATATTCCGCATCTTGCAGAGGATGAAAATACTAGCTCTGAATCTAAAGAGCCAACTCCTAGAGATAAGCCAGATTATATTCCAGAAAAGTTTTGGGATGCTAAAAAAGGAGAAGTCAGAGAAGAAGCAATCTTCAAATCACATAGCGAGCTTGAAAAAGCGTTCTCACAAGGCAAGCACAAAGCACCAGAAGAATACGAAACGGAAACGCTAAAATCTAAAGGTTATGCTGTAGATGACCCCATTGTATCAAAATATATTGATTGGGCGAAGGATAACGGGGTTTCACAAAAAGCATTTGACGATCTAGTTAAAAGCATTGTTGAGACAAGCGGAGAAGTTAAAGAAAATTATGAAACAGATGAAAAAGCTGAATTAGAAAAATTAGGTCCTAATGCCAATGAAATTATAAAATCTAATAAATTGTGGGCGAATGGTTTGCACAATAAAGGATTGCTTAATGACGAAGAAAGAGAAGAAATTTCTGTATTAGCTTATACTGCGGCTGGACAAAAAACCCTACAAAAATTAAGAGCTTTAATGGGAGAAACAAGAGCTATCCCTACTACTGATGTAGCAACGCCAAAGGAAACTGAAGCAGAGTTTCAAGCAAGGATGGAATCTAAAATGGGCGATGAAAGATATGGGAATGACAGGTCTTTTACAATGGAAATTGAAAAGGAATTTGAACAGAGATATGGAAAAAAACAAACTGGATAAACTCTGTAAGTTACTTTTTGTCTTTACAAGCTCCACCTTGTAATGTAAAAATAATTTTAAGGATAATCTTTTTAGACCCTTTGGCGTATAGAAATATACCGATTGCATAGCGTAACTGTGTAGCCAGAGCTGGAATTTTCCAATAACTCAAAGGTGTTTGTTTAAATTTTAATTTTAATTAGGAGAATGATATGTCTACTGGATTATCAACAGCTTTCGTTCAACTTTTTCATCAAGAGGTCAAACAAGCCTACCAAGCAACGGCTCAACTTCAAGGTGTCTGTAGAATGAGAACTGGTGTTGAGGGAAACACAGTAAACTTCCCTACCATTGGCAAAGGTCAAGCTATTGTTCGTACTCCACAAACTGATGTAACTCCACTTAATACATCTTTTGGAACTGTGAGCTGTAGCCTTACTGATTATGTTGCCGCCGAATATAGCGATATATTCAACCAACAAAAAGTCAATTTTGACGAAAGACGAGAGCTTGCTCAAGTAGTAGGTTCAGCAATCGGAAGAAGGCAAGACCAAATAATACTAGATGCTTTATTAGCGGCTAGTGCTGGTTCAACTGTAGCTAATAGTGTGAATACCGACACTTCAAGTAGCACAGCTTCCGATATGAATGTTGGAAAAATTGTTACTGCGGCAGAAAAGCTAAATACAAAAAATGTTCCAGCTACTGATAGGCATTTAATTATGCACGCTTCTGGGTTAGCAAGTTTACTTGCTGATGAAAGAGCTGTTAGTGCCGATTATGCTTCTATTAAAGCATTATCACAAGGTGGCGGTAATGTCGGAGAGTTTATGGGATTTACCATTCATGTTCTAGGCGATAGAGATGAAGGCGGATTAACTAAAGATGGTTCTAATGATAGAACTAATTTCGCTTTTCATAAGTCTGCTATAGGATGTGCTGTTGGTATAGCTCCTAAAACTGAAATTAATTATATTGCAGAAAAGACTTCATTTTTAGTTACAGCAATGCTCTCAATGGGCGGTGTAGCTATTGATGCTGATGGTATCTGCGATATTACAACGAGGGAGAGTTAATATGGCGTTTGCTAGAGCTGGATGGAATCCAATCGGAGGGCAATCCAAAAAAGGAACTGCACCTCAAGTATGGTCTTATACAACAACCGACACGATAGCTACTGTAAACACAGCCGCATATTTTAACGATGTCAGCGATGAAGTATCTGTAGGAGATTTGATCTTCTGTAATACATCAACTGGCGGAACTTATGTTGCGACTTTAGTGTATGTAGTATCAAACGCTAGTGGCGTTGTTGATGTAACTGATGGAACAACACTAGCCGCTACAGATTCAGACTAGTTAGTTGTTTATTTTTTAGGGCATCTTCGGATGCCCTATCTAAAGGGAGTTTTAAATGGCATCTGGAGATACCGCAGTTAGTATTTGTAATAAGTCTTTATTACTTTTAGGAGCTGAAAGTATCACTTCGTTTACAGATGGTTCATTAACGGGCAATGCTTGTAACGTTATTTATAATGATGTTAAAAAGTCTACAATGGCTATGTATGCCTGGAGCTTCACAATCGCAAAAAAAGAATTATCAAGAGATAGCGAAACCCCTAATTCCGAATGGGATTACCAATATTTATTGCCAAACGATATGCTTACTGGCGTTCCTAGAGCTGTACGAACAAGCTCAAATAGCGGTTCTCCAGTTATTAAAACATGGGAAATAGGTCAAGCTACTGGTGGATATGCAGTTTTATTAACAAATGAAACGAGTATCTTTTTAGATTATCAAAAAGAAGTAGCTGAAGGTAATATGCCTTCATACTTTGTTCAATTATTAGCTTATCAACTTGCTTGGCATTTAGCCGAAGTATTAACAGATCAAACAACAAAATCAGAATATTGGCGAGGTGTTGCTTTAGGTGTGGCAGTTGAAGGTTATAGAGGTGGTTATTTTAGACAAGCGGTAAATATTGATAGTGCGGGTCAAACACCATCCAATATCCAGGATTACTTACTTACGGATGTTAGATGAGCAGAATACAACAATATCAATCAAATTTCACTTTAGGGGAAATAGACCCCTTATTAAGAGGTAGAATAGATTTAAAACAATATTATTCAGCAGTAGCTACAGCAAAGAATGTATTGTTTGAGCCACAAGGCGGATTTAGTCGCAGACCTGGATTAAAATTTTTATTAGATATTACAAGTGATAATGCGGCTAATGGCGTTATGCTTATCCCTTTTGAGTTTACAACGACACAAAATTTTATGATTGTGGCAACAGCTTATAATACTGCGAACACAATACGATTTCGTTTCTATGCCGACCAAACATTAATCACAAATATTAATGGTTCTGGTAATAGTTATTTAGATTACAGCGTAGGAACAATGTATTCAGTATCTAATTATGATTTAAAAAAATTATATTTTACCCAATCAGCAGACACATTAATCTGTGTCCATGAAAATTTATTACCTTTTAAGTTAGTTAGAGGAGCCAATGATGCAACATGGACAGCATCGGCAATTACATTAATAAAACCCAAAGCACAATTTACTAAAGCAACAAGCAATCCGAGTGCTACGATTACACCAGATGCAACGGATGGAACAGTTAATGTAACTGCCAGTTCTTCTGTCTTTACATCTAGTCATGTAGATCAATATATAAATGTTAATAGCGGATTTGGTAGAGCTAGAATTATTGAATACACTTCTGGAACAGTAGTTAAAGTCGTAACAGATACACCTTTCTTTGAAAAAGATGTAGCTATAGCTTCTGGTGCATGGGAGCTGGAAACGGGGTATGAAGATGCCTGGTCAGCAACAAGAGGATATCCGAGAACTTGCACATTTCACGAAGGGAGATTATTCTTTGGTGGGTCTGCTACCCTACCCAATACTTTATTTGGAAGTAAAGTCGGACAGTATTTTGATTTCAAAGCTGATGAAGGTTTAGATGATGATGCCTTACAAGTATCATTAACAACGGATTCCGTTAATGCAATTAACGCTTTAAGGTCTGGTAGAGACTTGCAAATCTTTACTTCTGGTGCAGAATTTTTTGTACCTCAAGCAGATTTAGACCCTATAACCCCTTCTAATATTGTTATAAAATCAGCAACAAGACGAGGTTCAAAAGCAAACATTAGACCTCAAGCCGCAGAAGGTGGAACATTATTTATTCAAAGACAAGGAAAAGCATTGCGGGAAATGTTGTTTTCAGATGTGGAGCTGTCTTATGTGGCTAACAATATAAGTTTGTTATCCTCTCATCTTATCATTGACCCTCAAAAGATGGCTCTGCGACCAGCTACAGACACCACAGAAGGAGATTTGTTGATGGTGGTTAATGGAACATCCAGTACGGGCTATAGAGCCGCTTCAACTGGATTTAATGGTGGAATAGCCGCATTTGTACTTAACAAAGGACAAAACATTGTAGCTCCATCTTTCCTTCAAACTGATGGGGATTTTTTAGATGTAGGTGTTGATTTAGATGATATTTATACTGTTGTTAAAAGAGAATTAGGAACAAATGTAACTGCAACTGTTACTGTAACGGATTATGCAAATATAGCAGTAGGTACTAAACTAACTTTTACGAAGCATGATGGAACTGTTATTACATTACAATCTGAAGCAAGCGGTGCTTCTAGTCCAACTGCCGCAAGTGGTAACACTCATTATTTTAGACCTCATGCAAACAATGACACAACAGCAGACAATATTTATACAGCTTTAAACGCTGTTTCTGGTCTAACAGTAGCTAATCCAGCATCAAATGTTGTTAGTGTAGTTAGAGATGTTAATGGGCTTGACAACGTAACAGTTACTACGACAGATTCTACCAGGCTAGCTGTTACCAATTTTGTTGGAGATATTAAATATTATTTAGAAGTTTTTGACGATGATTTTACTACGGATAGTGCTGTTCAAAAAACAAGTAGTTTTAGTGGAACCACATATAGCGGTCATACTCATTTAGAAGGCAAATTAGTTTCAGTTGTTAGAGATGATATTGTAGACCCCAATGTTACAGTTTCTTCGGGAAATGTAACAGTAGCAAGTCAACCTACTTCGTATATGGAAGCTGGAATAAATTTTTCAGTAGAAGTTAAAACAATGCCTTTTGAGCCAAATTTACCTTCTGGCACAGTTCAAAGTCAAAAAAGAAGAATTGTTGAAGTTACACCAATTTTATACAGAAGTCAGAATATAGCTTTAAATAATACAGTAATATCTTTAGAAACTTATCCCGCTTCTGGTGGTGGCGGTGTTCCTACATTTACGGGTCCAAAGAAAACAATGGGATTTAGAGGTTATAATAGAGAAGCACAAATAACAATAACACAAACACAACCAGTATTTTTAACTGTGTTGTCATTAGATTATAAGGTGGCAGTAGGACAATGAGTGGAGCAGAATTATATTTAATATCAGCAGTTGTAGGTGCTGGAACAACGATAATGACATCTAATGCTCAAGCAAGGCAATTAGAAGGACAAGCTCATCAAGCAAAATTAAAAGGAAGAATAGACAACTTAAATTACAAAAGACAAGGCGTACAAATTTTAAAAGAAACAAACAAGGTAATTGCGGCTAATGTTGCAAGAGCATCTTCTGGTGGATTGGACCCTTACAAGTCGGGAGAAGCACCAGATATGATTTCTGGTTATGGTTTACGAATGGGAATTAATGATTTTACGATTGCCAGAGATAACGCCACAATAGCTAAAAGAATGGGAGAATACGAATCTGCAAGTTTAATGCAAGCCGCTAAAACAACCAGAAAGGTAGGCATGATGACAGCAATAGCCCAAGTCGGAATGGGCGTTTCTGGTTATGCACAATTAGGTGGTCCAGGTGGAAGTGCTATGGCTTCTTCAACAAGCAATAAATTTTTAAATCCAATGTATAGCGATTTTGGGAAAACTGGTGTAGTTGGCAAAACAATAACTGGACAAATGGCTTATAAAAGATTTTTGCCTGGAGTTAGATAATGGCTGAAAGATACAGAAGATATGAAAGTAAAGGATTAGTTACAAATATTCCTACATTATCTTTTGCGGCTGAAAAGGCTATGGCACAAGGCTATAGCAAAATTGGGTCAGTTATAGATCAAATGTCCAAAATCTTTTATAACAGGGCTGAAAGCGAAAAAAAGTCAGAGGGTTTAGAATATGGAGCTTTAAATGCTCCTACCAAACAACAGATACTTGATGCACAAGAACATGGGTATGATTTAAATTTACCTGGAGATAAAACCACAGTTTTTGGTAAAGCCGCTAGAGCTTCAGCATTAGAAATTGCTGAAAATGAAATGACCTATCAAGCAAAGTTAAATATCTCCTCAATTATTTTAAATGCAAAAAAGAACCGAACAGACCCTTCAGAAGTTCAATTACAGCTAGATAGTCTTATTGATGGCTTTGCTTCTTCTATAGAGAAAGATAGTCCAGCAACTTCAAGAAAATTAAGAGCTAAAGTTGGTATATATGCAAATGCTGAATATAGTACTTATACCAAAAGTTATATATCTAATGCCAGAAAAGAAATGATAGCGAAGTTTGAATTGGCTTTTCAAAATCTTAAAACAATAGAAATTCCTAAACTTATTGAAAATGGATTGCCAACAGAAGATGAAAATGACTACGGAGAAAATATAGCCATTACAAGAGATATTATAAAGTTTTCAAAATCAAATTTATTATCAAAAATTCCACCTGGAACTTCAAGATCAGAAATTGAGGATATAGCAAATGATTTTGATAAAAGAGTTTTAGAGGTTTCTCAAAACATTTTTTATGAAGCAATTTTTAAAAGTAAAAACCCAACATTACTTTATGAAAAACTAAAGAATGGAAAAATTAAAGAATTACCTTTATCTATGCAAAGTGCTTATTCAGTTCTTGAAGGCAAAGATAAACAAAAATTATTTGAGCTTGCTTTTAAAGCAGTTAATGACAACCAGCAATATGAAGAAAGTATTATTGAAAATAATAATAAAAAGAGAGATGAAAATATAAGAATTGTAGAACATAGTATATCAAATGCTCTATTGCTAATGATTGACCCTATAACAAAAGAAAAGGGAGTAGAAATCTTTAAAAAACAAATAAATATAATGAAAACTTTAGATGCAACTAAAGCAAAAGAAATGACAGAGTTAATGGATGAAAACCTAAATTTTAAATATGCTTCTGTTACAGATAGTGCTTATAAAGAGAGTTTTGAAAGTAGATTGATAGATGCGGACACAACATTAACTATGGGAATGTTAAATACAGCTTTACTAAAACAAAAACTATCTTACCCCGATTATCTTACATATAAGGAAAAATTAGGTGCAAGGTTAGATAAAGACTTTAATGAAGCTCTTAAATTTGTAAGGTCAAAACTTAATATACCGCTATATAATAATCCAAACATTGATAAAAATGGTCAAATGATGAAAAAATTAAATGCCATGACAGAAGCAATGATTATTGAAAGAAGAAAGAACCCAGACGGATTTATAGCAAAACAATTTGTAGAAGAAAATTTTGATTTAATTGTAGGAAATTTAAACATTGAAAATAATAAAGCTTTAAAAAAAGAATTGACTGATGGAGGTTACGGAAATTTACAAGGTTTAAAAAACAAAGTTAGATCAAATCCTAAAAGTATAATTCATAAAATTTTATTAGAAAAAATAGAATTATGGAACAAAGAAAACGAAGGTAACAAGATAAACTAATGACAGATTTTGATTTAATTTATGATGAATACATGGAAAGCCAATTATCTAATAATAGCTTTGTATATAAAAATCCTATAACGGGAGTAGTAAGAGAAGGTTTAGGAGAACCGCCTTTAAAGTGGGGAGAGTACCCAGATGGAATAGAACCAAATTCTCCAGAAGCTAATGAATATGATATGTTTAGAAGCAATTATATTCCCCTTCCCCATGAGGTTTATGCAAAAGAAAACATAAATAAAATTAAAAAAATGCCAGAAGGAAGTCAGATCACAGATACAAATTGGATTGTTGCTTCTAAAATTTTACATAATTATTTAAACAGAAGTAAAATTGTTCCCGCTAAAGAAGATATGAATGTGTCTCCTGGTGGTACTGCTGGATTATCTGGTGCAGAAATAACAATTCCAGGCAATGAAGAATTTAAAACAAAAGCAAAGACATTAGATAATGCAGAAGAATATGCAAAATGGGGTGTAAATTTTATGTCAGCTTTTGATTATAATATAGCCGCATTAGCAATTAATGTATCTCAATTAAATAATGCTCCCGAAAATGTTTTAAAATCAATGTATTATTTAATGGAAACAGCAGACCGAGAAGGAATGACATTTAGCAATTTTACTAAAGGCTTATTTAATGTCGCTACAGACCCATTTAATTTAGTAGGATTAGGAACATTAGGTATAGGCGTTGCTGGCAAATATACGGGTCAGCAAATGACGAAAGCCGCATTAAAGGAAGTTTTAAAAGGAATAGTTTTAAGCAAGCCTTCACAAGTTTCTGGTGCCGTAGGAGCTGAAGCGATGTTGTACTCTGTGGTAGATAATTATGCCAGACAAGATATTAAAGTAGATGCGAAAATGCAAGATGGTATAGACAAAGGAGAGCTTGCTACATCTGCTGTAGCTGGTGCAGTTATTGGAGAAAGAATAGGTGCTGGATTACCAAACGTTATTGAAGGAGCTAGGCGTGGTATTGTTGATTTAGGTAAACAAGCAGATAATTATTTAAAAGGCACAGATGACGGAGCTACATTAACTTCTGGCTTTGATGTATCAAAACCTATTGCCAAAGGTCTTTCTGTTGCTGGAAAAGCATTAGACACAAACAAAGTTATA